TCTGGATCGATTAGTTCTGACGATCAAATGAGTATAAAACAACGGACTAACAATACAACAAACAATAATTTTAGTTTGGTGGATACTAAGAATTCACCAGTATCTGAGGGGCTTATCCCTCAGGAGGAAGAAATTGTACCTCATTCGTCTTTTTCATGTGAGAAACAAGAGGTTGTGACTATTATTGATGGCAGCTCCAATCAAGTTGTTGATATACCTAGTGAAATGGATGAAACTAGGTTTGCTAGTGATGCCACTGATAATTCTGTGGCTAGCTTTTTGTCTCGCCCTCTCCTCATTGGAAATTGGGATTGGACTACAGGTACCACTTTTAGTACAGAAATAAATCCGTGGAAGAGCTTTTTGGAGAATAAGAGAGTCGTTAATCGTATTGCGACTTTTAAATTGTTTAGAGGTAAGATGAAAATCAAACTTCTTATAAATGGCAATTCGTTTTATTTTGGGAGAATGATGGTGAGCTACTGGCCTTTGTGGTCTTTTGATACTTTAACCACAAATACTATTGGGACTAGTGATTTTATTCAATTCTCACAGATGCCAAGGATTTTTTTAGACCCTTGTACTTCTCAGGGTGGTGAAATGACTTTGCCTTTCTTTTGGCATAATGATTACGTTGATCTTATTAGTGATGATAAAGATTCACTTGGTAAGTTAATATTCAATGAGATGAATGCTCTTAGACATTGTAATGGAGATTCGAGTATTGCTTCAACCGTTTCTATTTCCCTTTATGCTTGGCTTGAAGATGTAGAGTTGCAAGGTCCAACTTCGGCCAGAGCCTCTTATATCATTCCTCAATCAACTCAACCTACGATTGGGCCTTACGCGAAAGGCAGTGAGCTGAAGGATAGCAGTAATGTATTGAATCCAGCTCCTTCCTTTTTTGTACCTAGGGGAATTTCTAACATGAACCTTACTGATGTGTGTGACACTACTAATAAAATGACATTTACATCATCACAGGAGGTTTCTATGGACCCTAGGATATTAGGTCTTTCGAATAGAAATGAGATGAATATAAAGGATATTGCTAGCAGAGAATCTTTTCTTGTCACTTCTGGTTGGGCTTTGAATGAACCCACTGGAGATATGGTTGCTAATTTTAGAGTTACGCCTAATCTGCATAACCAGATTTCAGTTGCTGCTTCTGGTTCTATTCCAGCGCATACAGCTCTCTTATTCCCAGCATGTTGTGGTGCTGTTTTGCCATTTAAGTTTTGGAATGGCACTTTCAAACTGAGAATGCAAATTGTTGCATCTGCGTTTCATAGAGGTCGACTTGCTGTTGTATACGACCCTCATGGCTCTGTTGCAACCAGAGAAGACAATGTTCAGTATACTCACATTATTGACATATCTACCTGTAGGGATGTGACGTTTAAGGTTGGTCCTAATCAGGATAAGACCATGTTACTTTATCTGCCACCTGAGCCTGGAAATCAAATTCTTGATATTAGTACTACACCATTATCACCTGCAACGTATGGCAATGGAACCATTTCAATTTATGTTCTTAATGAATTGACATTGCCTAATGTTGCTGTTGGAACACCGAATTTGGTCAATATTAATTTTTTCGTTTCTATTGATGATCTTGATGTTTTTGTGCCTTCGGATAACTATGCCAATTATCTTATAGCACCCCAATCTACTGGAGTTTCTATGAGCGCTGTATCAGAAGATTTGGTTGAGGAATCCGATCCATATAACGAGCAAGCTTTATCTCTGGATCAGGATCTGAGTGTTTCTAATAAGAGACACTTGGTCTATGCGGGAGAGAGAGTTCTTTCTTTTAAAACCGTGCTCAATCGGTATTATCCGTGGGCGGCTCTTCGCATCCCGCCTACGGCATTGTCTGATAACTGTAAGATTTTTCAGTTTGATCACCGCATTTTTCCAGGGTATAGAGGAAATGTTACTGGAGCTGTTCATGATGCAGCTGGGGGTACTGTAGACACAAATTACTTTAAGATGACAATGTTAAATTATTTAGCACCAGCATTTTCTGCTTGGAGAGGTTCTATAAGGTATAAGTTGTTCCCAAGATGTACAGCTTTAGCTAGGGGATCTTCTTCTGTTTCATATAGTCCATCGACTTCTTATGCATTGAATTTGTTCGATATCATTTTGGCAGCACCCATTGCCACTGATAGTAGTGTGGCTAGAGCTGCGCTATTTTCTGGTGCGTATCGCCAGCAATCGACAGGATCAATTGTTACATCTAAGGCCGTAAATCCATGTATAGAATATGAGATTCCATGGTGGGAACCTATCCGTTTTTGTCCTGGAAAGATCAAGAATTGGACAGGTTTTTCAGCTTCTACCGATGAGCCTTTATCTGGTGCCGTAGTTCGTATAGATGCAATTAATAGTACGAATTCTACGTTCTATGATGTACACGTTGCAGCTGGAGATGATTTCTCCTTTTACTTTTTTACAGGCTGGCCAAGGATGATGTTTTATCCTTCTCCTCCGAGCTTGTAATTCGTTTTGAATGTACGTTAAATATTCATCATTCTAGGGTCTTAGAATTATTTAAGATCCGCCTGTGAGGGGCGTTAAACCCCACATTAAAATCCACATGAGAGCGTGTGGTCGGATTTTATCCGCGTCAAATTAATGACAACTTAGAGTTTTTTTATTCTTTCGTTTATTATTTGACGAGAGAATTTTCTCTAAGCTCTGTTTTTTAATTTGAGTACGCAAGTGCTCTGTT